TCGACGATCTTCTTGCCAGCCTCCGTCAGCTTGCGCCGGAAGAAGCCACCGACAGACAGCGCGTTCAGCGAACCACGCTTGATCTGCTCGTAGTAAGTGCCCAGCTCGGGGTGCGTCTTGATTGCGCCGTCAACGCGGGCGCGCATCTTCAGCCCCTTGCCCTTCTCCTCCTGGAGATCGAGAACCTTGCCCAGTAGCTTGTCGTGCTTGTGGTGGTAGCACAGCCCCGACTGACCGGCCAGGAAGGACTTGATGCCGCGCTGGAAAGCGCCCTCGGCGAAGTTCTCGCCCTCGCGGTCGAGCCCGTCGAACACGGCGGCGTAGCCCTCGATGATGAGGTCGCCGTTCTCCAGCTCAGTGACTGTCTGCTGGTCGTCTAGTGCCTTGACCGAGAAGTCGTACTGGAACTTCACAAGGTCGCTGTGGCCAGGGACGACAGCGACGAACAGTTCGGAAGGAAACTCCATGCGTACAGAGTACGCGCGGGTACGCCAAAATGAAGAAGGCCCGCGTGAGCGGGCCTTCGGGGAGGAGGTGAGGTAAGGACTACTTTAGCAGACGTACCGAAGCTGCGGTTCCTTGCCTCCCAGAGCCTCACGGCTGTACACGTCGATCCTGGAGGTCGGCGTCCTGGTGGTTACCAGGGTGATCGAGCCTCCCGGTGTCAGTGTGATGCCAGTCAGCGCCTGGGACGGAATGCGAGTCCCGTCGTTGGTCACGCCTCCCAGCTTCCACGTGCCGACGACCGCGCCAGTCTCCGAGTTCAGCCGGACCTCGTTGGCCTGAGCGGACGAGCCTACCGCCACGACGAACGACAGAGTGACACTCGTCGGGTTGGTGCAGGCGCTGGACGGAATGGCGAACCGAGTCAGGACGGAACGCTTGGGGTCACCGTCAAGATACATGACGTTGCCCTCCGTCTTGACACCAGTCTCGATCATCCAGTCCTCCATCGCGCCCAGGGTCGTCACACCTCCTGTCGGAGGCGGCGGAGCGGGGCACCCGGACGGAGAGACGCCAACCTGCGTCGGGCACTGGTCAGAGCTGTCCGGTACACCGTCTCCGTCCGTGTCAGCGGGAGGCGGCGGCGCAGGACACCCGGACGGTGCTGCTCCCGGCGTGGTCGGGCACTGGTCTACGTCATCGGTGACTCCGTCACCGTCGGTATCCGGCTGCGGGTCAGGAGTACACGCCAGCGTGGTGAAGGACACCGACGCAGGCGCACCCAGCGCCCCCTCCGAGTCGATGGCCCGCATGGTGAACGTCCAGTTCGTACCACAGTCCAGCTCCTCGCCCGTACGGAACGGGCTGTCCTGTGCCCACACGACCTCCGTGTAACCGTTCGGTGGCTCAGCGTGGAGCTGGTAGCCGCTCTCGCCGTCCAGCGTCCCATCCTCTGCGTCCGTCGCTGGGGACCACGAGAACGTAGCCCTGTGCTGCTCGATGTTGGACACAGTGAAATTCTGCGGAGCGCCCGGAGGCGTGTTCGCAGGCGGAGCAGGGCACCCAGAGGGTGCAGGGCCAGCCTGGGTCGGACACTGATCGGAGCTGTCCGGCACACCATCGCTATCCGTATCAGCGGGAGGCGGGGGCGGCGGGGTGCCGATCAGACCTAGGCGCGGATTGCCTAGAGCAGTCGCCGTGTAGCCGTAGCCCTTACCGACCGTGCCGGTGCTTGAGGTCCGGCTTGCCCCGTACGCCCGGTTGAAGATCGGAGTGATCGGAGCATCGTCGCCAGCGAACGGGAAGTTCACCACGTCGTAGGAGTGATCGACAGCGCGCTTGATCGCGACATCGACCGCATCCCACAGGTTGACCGTGGAGTTGTGTCCGAACAGATACGCCTGGCCGACGACGCCCTGCAACGCCTCATGGACGTAGTTCTCCTTGGTTAGGGTGCAGCACCCGCCGCCCCGTCGCTGATCGTCCGGCAACACACCGTCGATGTTGACGCCGTTCTTCACCGCGCCCTTAGGGTTGATGCCCACGGGAGCGGCTGTGTTAGCCTGCCACGACAGGTCGCCGTAGCTGTAGCCGGTGTACTTCGAGCGATCACCCAGGTAGCCGAGGCTGATCGCAGTGAGATGGTTCAGGTCAGCAGTGTTGCCCTGGTACTGGGCCACGGCTGTCCAGGAGAAGCGACACCAGGTTCCCCAGTTGTTGGGACGCTGGTCTGCACACGCCTTCAGCGAGGGTGGTCCGTCGGACCCTCCCAGTGCCTTGGTGGCGATGGTGGACAGCCACGCATCGAACGCCGCCTTGTCGGACGTTGCGTTGAGATTCACCAGGTCGGCTGCTAGGACAACAGCGCCTAGGTTGCGGCCCAGGGCCAGGGAGCGTCCGCTGTTCTCCGTTCCGATGGACGACATGATCGTGCTACGCACGCTGGCGGCAAGGGTAGTGTTGCCCGTCTTGGCAGCCAGGATGGCTGCACCGAGAGTCTGCACGTCGCAGTTGCTGTCCTGGTTCTTCAGGTCAATCGCACATGTAGAGGTTGGGAGTCCCGACGTGGACGCCGATGCCAGCTCGGATGTGGTCAGCCAGAGGCCCTTGTAGGGGGCAGCCTGGGCAGCACTTACGAGCGACAGCGTTCCAATCAGGACTACTAGCGTTACGAGAAGGCAACGGAGCTTAGTCATACCTCTACTATACCCCACACTGTCCACCGACGCATCGGTCCTCGTTCTCCTCGAAGCGGACGCCTACCTTGTCCATCGCATACTCGATGGGAACGGCGGTCAGGGGCTGGCCTCCGCGTGACCCGTCTGGGTAGCACGTGATTCCGCGGAGCTTCGGCAAGTACCGCATCAGCATCTCGCCGAACTCGCGCTGCTCGTCTGGGTCGTCGATGACCTTCGGGAGGTTCACCGTGGACGAGATGCCGTGGTCCACGTACTGCTGAAGCCATGCCTGCATCGCCACGCGCCGCTCGACGTCGTAGGACAGCGAGTAAGCATCCTCGATCAGGGAGGAGTCAACGCCCTGCTCAATCAGACGAGCGGCCGTGGGATCGACGACATACTCGAAGCCTACTGTGTCCCCGTTGGCCGAGGCGTTTCGCACACGTCGCTTGTAGGCCGCCGCGAAGATGGGCTCAGCCGATGTAGTCGTCTCAGCCAGGATTCCGATTGTTCCGTTCGGGGCGATGGCGCGGGTCTTGATCGGTCGCGACAGTCCCAGGTGGTCCGCCCATACGTGGGAGTACCGAGTCGACAGTGTGTAGCGCTCCAGCCACTTCCCCAGATCGTAGTCGGGGCCATACTTCTTGCCGCGGGCCAGCAGCCACTCATGTACGCCCATCAGCCCGAGTCCGAGGCGGCGGTTCTTCTCGCGCGTCTCGTAGACCTCATCGTGCGGAAGGTGGGAGTACACCGTCCCTGCCAGCAGGAACAGCGTAGCCAGCTCGACCGCGTCGTCGAACTCGTCGATGTCGTCGAAGCGGGCAAGGTTCAGAGAGCCGAGGTTGCAGATGTCACTGTCATCCTCCGAGGTGATCTCTGTGCAGGCGTTGCGAAGCGACTCGCGAGGGTTGTCGTAGTTCACCGAGAAGCCAGGCTCAGCCGTGGTCAGCATCTTGTCGATTACCTGGTCATAGACGTCATGCGCCCACGAATGCCAGGAGCGTCCGTCTGGAGCGGGTCCAGCGTAGCGGCCTCGGCCATCGCCTAGTCCCTCGTACTGATCGAAGAAGTCGCGATCAAGGGCGACGCTGATGTTGGTCATGTCCAGATCAGCCGGGAAGGTGAAGTCCTTCTCCTTCATGGCGCGGACCTCCGGGGACCAGTCCTTGGCGCGGATGAAGTCGAACACGTCCGCGTGCCACCACGCCAGGCCAGCCCAGATCGCAGAGCGACGCGCCCCGCCCTGCATGACGTTGCGGCCCACCTCGTTGACGATCTTCATGAGCGAGACAGGACCCGAGGCTGTGCCGCCAGTGCGGCTGATGACCGAACCGGAGCAGCGCACATCGGAGTAGTCCACGCCAACGCCCGCGCCAGTCATCAGGGCCATTGTGATCTTCTGCACAAGTTCTGCCCAGCCTTCGCGCGTATCCTCCGCGCGGTACAGGGCGCAGTTCTGGACCTGGTGAAGGTCACGGCCAGCGGCGTACAGGTAACGGCCGCCGGGGAGGAACTTACGCTCTGCGATCAGCTCCTCGATCAGAGTGGCCTCGTGGGAGTCTTCCATTCCGATGGAGCCCATGACGGCCTGCGCGACGCGGTGCGCCGTGTCATGCCACGCCTCCCCAGGGTGCGCATACTTCTGCTGATAGATAGAGTGCGCGAACGGTGCATCGAATGGGGCAGTGGCGGCAGCGTCAAGCAAGGGGAAATCCTCCTAAGGATCAAGGTAGTTTGGGGACAGCGGAGGACTTCCGACGAGCCAGTCGCGGACTCTATCGCGCTGGTGCAGAGTCCTATGGCCGGTCTAGAGAGTCTAGCAACTCGGACGACTCGGAGTCGTCCAGCGGACCGTCCACCGGCACGCCCCTATCGGCGCAGTGGCGCTCGTAATACTGCTCGAACAACGAGTGGAGGAGGAGGTTCCTGGCCTCGTTGAATTCGTAGTCGGGCTCAGCGTTCTTGACCCGCTCGGTTGGGCCGCCGCACTCCAGGCACGTGCCGAAGATCATGGCGTCCGGCCACGATGCACAACCCAGCTCGCAGCGCCTAGCGGGCATCGCTTCCCGACACGTAGAACACGACAGCCTCTACGAGGATGCCTGCCCCAGCTACGATGCTACCAGCGACAGCACTGACCGATGTGAGCACCGCACCGAACCCGATTAGGGCCGCTGAAATCGGCGACGGCATTAGCCAAGCACCGCCGCCATGAAGCGAGGACGCAAGCCTAGGTTGTCACAGACGGCGCATAGACGGACGTCATGGAGGGAACCGGCAGCCTCGCTCGCGTACGGAAACGTGAACAGCGTGTCGTTGCCACATCCATGAACCCACATCGGGCCAAAATAGCTTCCCGTGAAGGTGATCTGACGTGGCTTGCAAACCTCGTCCTCTAGGTACTCGCCGCCCTGAGATTCGATCTCATCGACGAGCCGCAGGAACTGTTCAGGTGTGTACTCCACGTAGGAAGCGTACCACGTTGAGCTAGCGCTTGCGCTTCTTAGCCTTGCCCTTGCCACGCTTATAGCCATCGACACGAACCTTCGGCTTGCCCTTGTTCGCGCCGCGTGGTGAGCGAGTGTGACCCGTGACGCCTACTGCGCTGCCAGAGCCAGCCTTGCGCTTGCGCTTCTTGCGGCCGCGAGTTACGTAGCGAAGGGTTCCGATGTCCATGGTTCTAGAGTACCCCTGCGTCGGACGCATCAGCCAGGCTCAGGAAGGCGCGGCGGCAACGCGGGTGCTCCTTGCGGTTCTGGCGCGCGTAGGAGATCGGCCACACCTCACCGTTGGCGATGACGCAAGGCTCGTCGTGCTCGTCACCGTCGAAGACGTAGACCTCATCGTCACCCGACATCTCCAGCGTGGTCAGCACAGCCTCGTTGTACGCCTCGGTGGCCTCGGAGTCAGCGATGGTGACAACCTGGGAGTCGCTCCAGTCGCTGAGCGCAGAACGGATGGCGACCTCGTAGTCACCGCGCTCCCCGTCGCGGTCGCGGGCGTCCTTGATCTTGTTGGCGACGCGCTTCTTCACCGTGGCGATGATCGAGCGGAGTCCATCGGGACGATGAACGGTGGAGGCAACGACGCCATCCACGTCGACCTCGTCCTCAGGAGTCTTGCCTGCGTGCATCACACCGCTGAGGGCTGCCTGACGGGCACCGTCCTCCAGGATCGCTGTGACGCGCTCCTTGAACGTTGCCCAGGCCGCCGACTGGTTGATGCGCTTCACGATGTCGGAGGTCTTCAGCGCCTTGCCCTCGACGGTGTCGAGCAGGCCACGCTCAAGCTGCACGGCAGCGTCGCGCAGCTCGGCCGCCATCGAAGTCATCGCGGAGTCGATGTCCGTCTGACGCGCCGCCGCGAACGTGTCAGCAGGGCGGTTCTCGTCTGGCAGCTTGTTGCCGACGCTGGTCCGCACGTTGTCGCCGCCGCTGAGGGCCTTGCCTGCGCCAACGGCAGCCAGGCGGGCTTCGATGTCCTCGAAGGTCAGGGCCTTACCGCCCGCTACCCCGAACCCCTTAGTGTTCTCGCCCTTTGGCGGCCTTCCAGGCTCTCCAGGTAGCGGACGGTCGCCCTTCGGGCTGCCGCCCGCACCGGAGGTTAGCACCTTTCCGGTGACGGGGTCGATGGCCTGGCCGTTCTCGTCAATCTCAGGCGTCGGCATGTTCAACACGAACTCGTCGATCTCAGGGTCGCCCGTGGACTCCTCGATGCCGAACTGCGAATACTGACGGCGCAGCTCGCGCACCTTGATGCCAGGCAGCTTGGCGATCTCGCCGCCGACCTTGGTGGCCTCCTCAGGCGGCAGCAGCGTGCGGTGCTCGATGTTGAACTCGACGCCCCAGGCATCCGTCAGGGAGGCTGTGATCTGGCGGCTAAGGCGCTCGAACAGCGGACGCAGCGTGTAGTTGTCGAATTCGCGGCGGGCGTCGCTGATCTTGTTCGAGCCGGTCGTCTGGTCCATGATGCCGAACAGCATCGGGCTGACACGGAACTTGGCAAAGATGCGGTCACGCGACATCGTGGCCAGGACCGAGAACAGTGCGTCCGCCGCCGAGGTGTCCAGCGTCGAGGCTGTCAGCCCCGACTCCAGCACCAGCAGCTCACCAGCGCGGTGAGAGCCCGAGACACGCGCACGAATCTGAGCGCGGAGCTTGTTGAACACGTCGCGAGGGACGCGACGCTCACTCTGGACGATCAGCGACGGCGCGGCCTTGTTCTCGTAGTAGGACGAGATTGTGTCAGTCAGCGCAATCTCCAGGTCCATCGCCCGGCCAGCACCCTGGATGACGCCCATGCCGTAGTAGGCCGAGTGAGGATTGGGACGACGGAAGTGGATCATGTCTTCCGGCTTGATCTTCAGCGGGGACCGCGCGCCGGGCGGCTGGTACTCGTAGCTGTCGGGTCCGTAGCGGCCAGGCTTGATCTTGACGTGGCTGGGAGCGAGGCGATACATGGCCAGCGGCTTACCGCTCTCGGGGACCTGCCACTTCATCCAGTAGGCGTTGCCGACCAGCAGCAGATCGACGACGAGCAGCGCCATCATCTCGTCGTACAGCATGTACGGGTTCGGGTTCTTCAGCAGCCGGTACAGATCAGCGGGTCCCACCTCGTGGTCCGGCGGGGTGCCCTTGGACTTGTTCTCGACCAGCTTGGTGCCGTCCGGCTTGCTCAGCGCGTACGGGGCGGTTCCAGCCGGGTCGGCGAACAGGCCGATGCAGTCGTAGACCCAGTCGATGGCCTCCTTGCCACCGTACGCCTCCGCGTGGCGGGATGCCTCGCGCTGAGACAGCAGCGAGTCCTTGCGAGGAGCCTGTGGCGAATACACGCTCACGGGCGTCCGCCGATCCATGAAGGACGGGTGTGCGGTTAGGGCCTTGCCCTCCGCCTGGGCGCGTAGGGCCTCCTGAAGACGAAATGCCACCGCCTAAGACTATCCTGGCGGCCGCCAAGTGGTACGAAGCCAGAGGAGAGTTTTTGTCTGCTTCCGGCCTCCTCGGAGGTGGCGATGAGCACCCCACTGGGACTCTTCCTAAGAGTCCCCAAGTGGTCGGTGGCTCAAAGCCAGTCGTAGAGCCAGATTTTTTACCCACATTCGTACCACTTCACAGGGCTTCGTACCACTTCAGGGCGCTCCTGGCGCGCTCGCGCGGAAGCCGCATGTGGTACGATTCCTATGTGCCGCATCAACTACCGACAGAAGCCCTCAAGGAAGCCCATGCCGCCGTCGTGTTCGCACGCCAGATGCGTCGATACTACGCTAGGCAGGATCGCGACCCTGAGCGGCGTGCGGCGGACCTCAAGAAGGCGATGGACCGGGTGCGCGAGGCGATGCGCCCCATCCGCGGCGAGATCGGCCGCTTCCCCTACGGCCCTCAGACGACTCGCGCGGAGGCCAACCGGGAGGAGATCAGGAAGGCGTCGGAAGCGCTTCAGCGCGAGCGGCGCAAGCTTTGGAAGATGACCAAAAAGGATCGTGATGAGTCGAGTTCGTGAATTTCACCTGGCGTTCGATCAGCCCGCGCCGGACTTCCCCACGATCCCCACGGTGGACCTCGCGTCGCTGCGGATGCGGCTGATCCGCGAGGAAATGAAGGAGGTCGAGGTTGATTTCGCTACGCTGCTCATGTCCCTTCGCGCGGGCGTCCGCCATGACCAGATCGTAGAGGTCATGCAGCGCCTCGTCAAGGAGCTGTGCGACCTCCGATACGTCGTCGAGGGAAGTCTGGTAGCCTTCGGCGTTGAGCCGGTGGCCTACGACGAGGTTCACCGCTCCAACATGAGCAAGCTGGGACTGGACGGGAAGCCCATTCGACGCGAGGACGGTAAGGCGTTGAAGGGGCCGAACTACTCCCCAGCCGACCCTGATAGGCTATTCCCTTCGGTGGTAGACGCCGAGCATGAGGAGGAGGACCAGTGAGCTACCAGGCCACAATTCTTGCCGACAGTGTCGGCCCACACGGCGTCCGGCTGACCACGATGGAGGTCACCTTCCCGCGGTCGTACCTGGCCGAGTTCAACACGCACCGCGACTTCTCGCGGAGCAGCGAATCCTCTCGTGCCATTCCGCCTGAGATCGAGATTGAACGTGTCGAGGCCGACCCGTACGTCCCTGAGTTCGCGTACCGCGTCAAGGGTATGGGCGTCGGTGAGCCGCTGACCGGCTACGACCTACTGGACGCTCAAGAGGACTGGCTGGCCGCTCGCGACGAAGCGGTCTGGACCGCCAAGGCGCTCTCGCGCATTGCCAAGGACCAGGCGAACCGCCTACTTGAGCCGTTCATGTGGCACACCGCCATCGTCACCGCTACTGAGTGGACGAACTTCCTGAACCTGCGTGACCATCCGTCCGCGGCACCTCCCATGCGGAAGATCGCCGGGCTGATGCGCGAGGCGCTGGAGGCCAGTGAGCCGAAGCACGTCGGCTGGGGTGGGTGGCATCTACCGCTGGTCGGCTACATGGAGCGGGAACTGGCCGACCTCTGCAACATCGACGGTGCTCAGGTGTCCGCCGGTCGCTGCGCGCGGTCGTCGTACTCCAACCACCTGTCACCTGAGACTCCCCGCGAGTCTCAGGAGCGCTGGGATCGTCTGGCTCTCAACGCACACTGGTCACCAGCCGAGCACCCGGCCCGCGTGGTCACCTGGGACGAGTGGGCGACTGTCATGGCTCGCCAGGAGGATGCCCTGCGGCACTCCCGGCTGACCGGCACGCAGCCTGACGCGGCGTACCTTGACCGCCTGGAGTTCACCGGCAACTTCCGGGGCTGGGTGCAGCTCCGCAAGCACTACGCGGGTGAGGCCGTGTTCTGGGATGCGGGAGTGACCAGTCCTCTGACAAGCGAGGGAGGGCCGTGACACCAGCACGGCAGATGTGGGAGGGCACAAAGGGCGTGCTCCTGGCGGCGGCGATCATGGTCGTCACGATCTTCGTAATCTTGCCGTGGCTTGGAATCGTAGCCGCTAACGTCTTCGCCCTAGGGATGGGCGCACTCGTACTGTGGATGATGCACAGATGGAAGGGAAGTAGGCCATGAAGTCGATCTTCGGAGCGATCAGCACCGTGGTCGGCATCGGTGTCCACGCAGCCTCCGGTGGCTGGCTATGTCGAATCTGCGGGAAGCCGATTGAAGCCTCGTCGGGTAGCGAGACGCGCTGTGCGAAATGCGTCCGGGAGGGCAAGCGGTGAACATCTACGCTACCGCCGACCTTCACGGCAACCTGCCAGAGCCGCCACAGGACGCTGACATCATCCTTCTCGCGGGTGACATCTGCCCCGACTTCAAGGCGTACGGTAACCGCAACGAGATTCTCGACACGGGAGGCGTCCGTCAGTCTCAGTGGCTAGACGAGGAGTTCCGGGAGTGGCTGACCCCGATCACCGACAACGGCACTAGAGTCTTCGCCTGTTGGGGCAACCACGACTTCGTCGGTGAGAGTCCGTATCTCGTCCCAGAGCTTCCGTGGAAGCTACTCAACGACCGGGGAGCCGTAGCGACGTTGATCGACGGTGGGGAATCCCTATCAATCTGGGGCACGCCGTGGGTTCCTGGACTGCCTCGCTGGGCCTTCTACGCTAGCGACGCTGTGCTGGAGATGCGAGCGGAGATCATCCCTGCGAACATCGACATCATCATGTCGCATGGGCCTCCGCGCATGTACGGGGACCTCATTCCGACTAGGCGAAGTCAGTACGGCAGGTTCGGCAACGGCAATGTCGGCGACCAGTCACTGATCGACGCCATCGTTCGCGTCGAGCCTCAGTACGTGGTGTGTGGTCACATCCACGAGGCGCGTGGGACGTACGGCATGGCCGAGGCGATGACCGTGGTGGCTAACGTGTCGGCGGTAGATGAGCGGTACAACTTGCACGACGAGCCGTTCACCAAGCTGTACTGATCTCCGGGGAGGGACTCGAACCCTCACTACACCGCGTTTGAAACGGTCGACTCTGCCGATTGGTCTACCCGGAGTGGTAGCGGACCCTGGAATCGAACCAGGCTCTCAAGGTTATGAGCCTCGAATGGTCCCCAGACCACTTGACCGCAAGCCCCCGGCCAGATTCGAACTGGCGACGCTAGGCTTAGGAGGCCCGACGTGTTCCACCTTCGAGGGCGGATCGCTGGTACGAGAATCGAACTCGTGTCTCATCCTTATGAGGGACGTTGCCAACCACAGGCTACCAGCAGTATCCGATTTTGTTAGGGGATGATCGGGAACCACTTTTGTTGTCAGCGGGAGATAGACGAATCGAACGCCTGCCTGCGGGTTTGGAATCCGCTTGGTCGCCATGACCTATCTCCCTGGGGTGCAAGCAGGGAATCGAACCCTGATCGCCGGGATCACAACCCGGAGACTTCACCATTAGCCGACTCGCACGTGAAAGCCCTAGCAGAGAATCGAACTCTGTCAGCAAGGTTCGAAGCCTCGCGTCCGGTTCCACCGGCAAGGGCGTAAAGTCCCCCCGGCAGGAGTCGAACCTGCGCGCCCGGTTTCGTAGACCGGCGCTCTTTCCACTGAGCTACGGAGGGGAGATACCTGCGGAGGGATTCGAACCCACACTGGACCGGGTCTAAGCCGGACTTCTCTGCCAATTGGAATACGCAGGCGGATCGGGCAGCAGGGAATCGAACCCTGTCCTCGCGCTCCCAAGGCGCGGGTGCAGCCAAAACACTTCAGCCCGTAAAGCGGTTCGTACGGGACTCGAACCCGTGGTCTTCTCCGTGACAGGGAGACGAGCACTCCAACTGCTCTGACGAACCGGATACCGCGTACGAGAATCGAACTCGTGTCTCCGCCTTGAGAGGGCGGCATCCTGGCCTCTGGACTAACGCGGCGAAGCTCCCCCGCTTGGACTCGAACCAAGAATCTACCGGGTAACAGCCGGTCGCGTTGCCAATTACGCTACAAGGGAGTGTACTGGAGATCAAGGACTCGAACCTCGACTACCAGGTTCAGAGCCTGGTGTCCTGCCAATTAGACGAATCTCCATTGGAGCCTCCCGGACCGGAGTCAAAGAGGCGCGACGGAGAACTATAGCAGGTTCTCTGACCGCGTGCTTATCTTGCGTAAGCCTGCTCGCAGCCGACGCGCTGAAGCTCGCGGGCGTGCTGCGTCAGCTCCGCCTTACCGTCGCGGTAGCGGACCTCGACGAGCTGCTTGCTTCCGCGGTAGCCCTCGGGGGCGGCTACCGTCAGAATCGCGGCGTTGGCGAGCTGGCGGTAGCGCTCGGCCACCTCAACATCGCCCGCGGCCGCGCGAGCCTCGGCGGCCTGGTACTGAAAGGCGACCTCGTACGCCGCGCGCGGGGCGGAATCGACACAGCGCTTGACTGCCGCCGTCTCAACGATGGCTGCTGCGTCACGAGAGACGCGCTTCGCGTCCTCGTGTGCGTAGATCGGCGAAGCGATCAGCCCGGCGACAACCAGGAGTCCCAACCAGTGCTCTCGTAGCCAATGCACCATTTCATACTAGACATCGCTGCGCCGAACTGGTACGATGCTTAGATGCTGGTTGAGCGCGCCGACAACTTCATGGCTTCCCTGGGCATCGAGGTGTACCGGGTTGGCGGCAGCGTGCGCGATGAGCTGCTCGGCCGTCCCGTCAAGGACACCGACTACATGGTGCGCGGCATCGACCTGGGCGATCTGTTCGATCTGGTCAAGGCGCAGGGCCACGACGTCCGTGTCTCGGTGCTGAAGCTGCGCGACGGCCGCCCCGCGGGCGTCCGGGCTGCGCGCAAGGGCATGGGCGTCCTGGAGATCGTGCTGCCGCGCACCGAGATCAGCACCGGCCCTGGCCACCGCGACTTCGAGATCGTGGTCGCTCCCGACCTCAGCCTGGAGGACGACGCGATCCGCCGCGACTTCACCTTCAACGCGCTGTACCGCGAGGTCGGAGCGGAGGACATGGACGGCATCCACGATCCTACGGGTCGCGGACTTTATGACCTTCAGCACAAGCTCGTCAACACCACCCACGCGGACAGCTTCCGCGATGATCCGCTGCGGACCCTCCGGGCGCTGCGGTTCGTCAGCGTCCTGGGCTACGACCTGGGCACCGCGACGGAGGCGCAGATGATGGACCACGCCGAGCACGTCACCGGCCTGTCTATCAACGGCTACGCATCGGGCACCGTGCTGGACGAGCTGAGCAAGATTCTCATGGGCGACGACGTCCGCAAGGCGCTGCGCCTGGCCCGCGACACCGGCGTCCTGGCCACGCTGATCCCTGAGCTGGCCCCGATGCTGGGCTTCGACCAGGACAGCCGCTTCCATGACATGACCGCCGACGAGCACACCTTCGCAACGCTGGACGTGGCTGCTCACGTCGATGCGCCCCTGCGCGTCCGCATGGCGCTGCTGTTCCACGACTCGGGCAAGCCCGAGGCGGCGTGGGTCGGCGACGACGGCCGCAAGCACTACTACTCCCACGTGGAGCATTACACCGTGTACGACGAGGAGCACAGCCTTACCACCGAGGACCACGCGGACGTCAGTGAGCGCCTGTGGCGTGAGTTCGCCACCCGCGCGGGTTCTCCCCGTGACATGCGCGAGGACGTGGCGATCCTCGTCCGCGACCACATGGTCGGGCTCACCGGCAAGCTGAAGGAGGCCAAGGTCCGTCGCATGCGCGTCCGCTACGGTGACGATCTCCTGCGTGACCTACTCATGCACCGGGCATGTGACGTTAGTGGCAAGGGCCGGGTGAACACTGCCTACCTTCAGCGTCTCGCTGACATGGAGCGCGTTCGTCAGGAGGCATGTGACGCTGGGGTGCCGTCGCGCCCGCGTGACCTGGAGATTACCGGCCATGACCTCATGGCGCTGGGCGCTGAGGGACCCGAGATTGGTAGGGTCCAGAAGGCGCTGCTCGACGAGGTCGTTTCGCAGCCCACTGAAACAACGCTTAGCCGTGACTGGCAGCTTTATCGGGCTGCTGACATCCTCGACAGTTAGGAAACTGCCCTATGCTGATCTCAGTAGCGGCCATGGCCGCGCTTTCAATCGCTGTGCCTGTCAAGAGCGCGTACGCAACGTCGTACTGCCTGTCAGGGACAATGGCCAACGGGAAGCAGGTGCACAAGCGCGCCATCGCGCACAACTTCCTGCGCCCTGGGACACGCATCCGCTTGGTAGGCCGCTCGTTCTACGGACGACGGAAGTTCATCGTGTCAGACACCGGCCCCGCGCTGCGTGATGGGCACTTCGACATCTGGTCTGAGTCGTGCTCCAAGTCGATGCACTGGGGCAGCCGACCGATCAAGTACAAGATCGGCTGGGGCCGACCTCGATAGCGGAAGGCGGAGAAATCGAATCCCAGCCCCGAGGGACCGTAGCGGTTAGCAGCCGTACCTCTCACCTTGAGAGTTCACCTTCCAAGACCTCAGACGCGGAACGGGCAACGCTAGCACGTTGACCAGGCGAAGCTGCTAGATTCTTCGCACGAACGGCCCCTGAGGAAGCGGATGGCGGAGAAATCGAATCCCAGCGACTTGCGCCGCCGTAGCGCTTTCCAGGCGTACCCCACACCTCGCGGGTTCACCATCCGTGTAAGGCGCGGGCCGGAATCGAACCGGCGTAGACGGGGTTGCAGCCCGCCGCGTGACCATTCCGCCACCGCGCCATGAGTCTCCGGGCACGCTGTAGCGTTTGAGCGAGTCAAGCTCGCTGTCTTTCGTGAGCGAGTCACCGGAGAAGCGGAAGGCAAAGGAATCGAACCCTTGTCGCTTGCGCGACCGAGCCGCTTTCGAGGCGGTCCCCAGACCTTTCCGGGCTTACCTTCCGAGAGTGCCGCAGGTAGGAATCGAACCCACACTAGTCAGAGACATCTGGTTTACAGCCAGATTCCGGTCCCAGCCGGACTGCGGCGGAAAGATCATCCTAGCATATCGCCTCGACATCTGCTAGACTACGCCCACAGGCCGATTGCACCGATGCTCGGCCGGAACAGAAGGAGGTAGCACCAGTGCAGACTGCACAAGAGTTCGACGTAGGCGTACTCGTAGGGCGCTTTCAGGTTCACGAGCTTCATCCGGCTCACCGCGATCTCATCGCCCACGTCTGCGACAGGCACGAGAAGGTCATCATCTTCCTCGGCCTGAGCCCGCTCCCCGTCAGCGCGAACAACCCGCTGGACTTCGAGGCGCGCAAGCAGATGATCCTAGAGCAGTTTCCCAACGTGAACGTGCTCTACATCCCCGACCACCCGTCGGACAAGGAGTGGTCGAAGAAGCTCGACAACCAGATCACCGATCTGGTCACGTACAACCAGTCCGTCGTGCTCTATGGCGGCCGCGACTCCTTCATGGATCGCTATAGCGGCAAGTTCCCCACCCAGGAGCTGATCCAGGAGACGTTCGTGTCTGGGTCGGAGATTCGCAAGGCGATTGCCCGGTCGAGGGTGAAGGCTTCACCTGAGTTCCGCGCTGGTGTGATCTGGGCGTCACAGGCCAGGTTCCCCACCGCCTACCAGTGTGTGGACATCGCGGTCCTCAACGAGGACGGCACCCAACTGCTGTTGGGCCGGAAGGAGACGGACAAGCTGTACCGCTTCCTGGGCGGGTTCTCCGATCCTGCGTCCGAGTCACTGGAGCAGGACGCCCGTCGTGAGGTGAACGAGGAGGCCGGAATCGAAGTAGGTGATGTCACCTACATCGGGTCAGCCAAGGTGCCTGACTGGCGCTACCGCAACGAGGCCGACTGC